GAACGTTAAAAGAAAGAATAGATGGTGCAGTAAAAAAGGTTAGAGAAACTCAAACAAAGAAAGCACAAAAGACTATAGAACAGAAAAAACAAATCAGTGCAGGAATTGAAGATAGTTTTGTAAAAGATATTGAAGATACTTTTGGCACAGGTGCTATTATAAGAAATAAGAGTGGCAAAGTTACAGGAGTAGATAAAGAAATAATTAAAAATGCAGGTAGATTAGAAATAAGAAGAGTAGGTGCAGAGAACGAAATAACTGAACCTGCATTAGATTTTGATGTATTTTCAAGAGTTGTTGGTGGTATAACAGATATATTTGATGTTGCAAATAAAAATATAGAATCACTAGTAGCAGAAGGTGGAGATATAAATGTAGTCAAAGATTTATTAAAACCACTCAGAAAAGAAGAGATGATTTCTGATAGAATATTTAAAATACTATTAAGTGATCACATTAATAAAGATATACCTTTTCAAATACTAGGTCAATATGGTGTGTCAAGCAAAGACTTTGCTGCGATGGTATTGTCACACACTAGTAGAGCAGGTGGAACATTAAGTTTAATATCTAAATTACCACAAAAAATAAGTAGAGCAAATAGAAAAGTTACTCCTGAAGAATTAGCAGAAGAAAAAGCAGCAGTAGCAGTACAAAGTCGTTTTGGTGAAGTAGCTGTGCGATTAGAAAATGCTCGTAGAGCTGCACTTGTGTCAGGTGTTGCTACTGCCATGAGAAATGGATACGCACAGTTTCCAAGACTTGCAATAGATTCTCTTATTGCAGGATTTGAAGATGCAATAGATCCAACTAAAAAATTTAGTAAAAGAGGTACATTTGCTCAAATGAAATATACTATGAGAGATAATTCAGAAGCTGCAATAATATCAGATTTTTTACTTGATAATTTTGCAGAAGCAAAGCGTAGAATGTGGAATCAATTTAGTGAAGTAAAATCTAGAATGGAAAAAGCTAAACCTAATCAAGAGACATTGTCTAATACAAGGACAGATAATATAGGTAAACCCGGATTTTTGTACAAAAGAGTTGATTCTGTTTTAGAAAAATATGAAGGTGCTATACATCATTTTAATGTGTTTAATAGATTTCAAGAGTCAATGTTTAGACGAGGAGCTTTCATGGGTTCTCTAGAAAGACAATTAGCAGTTAAAAATAAAACAATAGATGAGGTTCTTGAAAGTGGTACATTTTTAGATGATGTAACAGATGATATGATGGCTAAAGCAGTAGATGATGCTCTAGAATTTACTTTTGCTGCCCAACCAAAATTTGTTCCATTTAAGATTTTAAATAATTTTATTGTTAAGTCAGGATTAACTTTAGGTATACCATTCCCTAGATTTATGTTTAAAGCTATGGAGATGGCATACAACTATAATGCTTTTGGAGCAGCAACGGGTGCTTTTAGAATAATGCTTAGAATGGCAGATATATCAGGAGGCAGGAGTTTTCTAGACAGAATGAAAGCTCTCAGTACAGAAGGAGATTTTTTAGGTAAAGGTGCGTATAGACAATTTGCAGAAGGCATGACAGCATCAGCATTTTTAGTTCCTTTAGGTTATATTTTACGTGATCCTGAAAATGGCGTGGCAGGTTCAGAGTGGTATAAATTAAAAGATAATCTTATTGGAGAGTTCGATGCTAGAGTGTATGGTCCTATATTAGTTCCTTACTTATTGATGGGTGAAATGATGCACAGAGCAGCAAGAGGTGTAGACCTAATAAAAGGAGGGGAAGTTATTGAGGGTATAACAGGAACTAACTTTAGAAGTTTTTATAGCGTTGAAAAAACAATATCTGAGTTCTATGACTATATGTCTAAGGGAGAGTATCAAGATTTTGAAAAAGGTTTAGGTGCTATTGCAAGAGTATTGGGAGAAGCATCATCAGGATATTTACAACCTATATATCAATTTGCAGATGTTAGATTTGATTCTCAGAGAAGAAGAGATTATAAAAAAGACCCAATATATGAGAATACGACTATTAATTTTTTAGGAAGAGAAATAAACTTAGGCACAGGGTTTAATGCTTTCTTTCAAGAGTTAGGTCAACCATTTAAAAGAAGAATGGATGCTTTTATAAATGATCCAAACGTTCCTTTTCAGAGAAGTCCTCAAGACCCAAATATACCTGAAAGAGTTTTACCTTTTATGAAAATATTAATGGGTGCTACTCTAAATAGAACACCACCTGATTATATTATAGAATTAGGAAGATTAGGATTTAACTATAAAGATTTTATGGCAAAGTCTCCTTTTCCTGAAACAAATAGAAAAGCTAATAAACTTATTGCAGAAACAATGCAAGTAGAATTTCCTACCTTTTTAAGAGATTTAAGAGTAAATCATGGAATGAAAGATCAGGAGATAATTGGGTATTTAGATACATATGTTAAATCCATAAAATCTGAATCTATGGCATTTGCAAAAGCAGAGAGAACTAATAATGAAGAGCTTTTAGATGGTTTACTTAAATATCAAAGATTGAGTCCTAGAGCTAGAATAACTGCTAAATACTATTTTAAAAATCAATTTAATAGAGAGCCTAATTTAGATAAAGCAAATGATTTAAGAGCATTATTTGAATTAGGTAGAAATGTTATGACTGACATCAGGGGAAATGTTAAACAACCTTTTAGAACACCTAAATAATAGCATCACCAAAATCCTAACAGTCTACCATTACCTACAATAATAAATAAACAAGTAATTATGTGTAGACTATACCAAAATATTTGTGCTAACTTAAACAAATAAATGTCTCAATATTCCCATCAATAAAGCTGCACAAGCAACTCCATTTACCATAAGTAATGCTCTATCGTGCCATAGGTAAGCCATACCTGCTAACAATCCTGTTCCTACACAGGATGCAATAAGATCATACAAAGGTAACACACCAACAGACCTACATATTATACCTGACATGATCAGAAATGAACCTGACCATTTAAGATACCAAGATAGGTCATGTGTCGGTGTTATTTTTTGCATTTAATTCCTTTGCTTTTCTTAAAATTACTTCAGATAAATTTTTTAACAATCTAGTATTCTCAACTAGCTCGTCTAATTTTTTAGAAAACGTATTGTTTTTACCCTGCATAAATTTTTTAGCTTCTTGCTCTAGCTTGTGCATTAACCACCTTCTTTAATCTTTTAGCATATGCATCATTCCAACCTCTCTGCCATTCTCTATACTGCATAGTGTTAACATGGTACGGAGTTAGATAATTGTTGTAAAATGCATTGAACCCCTTTTTATATTGTATAATCAAAGGTGCATCATATTTAGTAAGACCCTTCTGTGATCTACTTAGATTTTTCTTTGGCATCTTTTTTGTCATTCTCTTTCCTTTCAAAGTATTTAATTACCATTCCTAATCTGTCATCAAATTGAGCAATCTTTTCTATTTCTTTGTCTATAGTTTCTTGTATATCAGAATGCTCTCCTATGCCCACAGTCATTCTTAAATAAACTTCCACATTAGCGATGTGTCTATTTATGTTTCCTACGTAGTAGGACTTTAATGCATTTAACATTATATCTCGCATTTATTATCTCCTTTAAAATAAAAATTATAGTTAGTAGGGCAACACAAATAAAGTATTCTTCAATCATGCTACCCTCAAGTGCCTTGCTACCCACGAAACCTGAAAACACCAATGTAATCATGTAACTAAGAATGGGTATTAAGATTATGCCATTAACTAGCTTCGATGTCAACGACTTCACATACACCTGCAGTACAGGCTAACTCTTTACTACCTGTAGTGGTATCCTCTTTTTCAAAGTCTTGTAGTTTGCTCCAATCTATAGACTTTGGCATAGATTCCATAAGTTTATTATATTCTTTTTCATCTATGTCTTGATAAGGTGCTTGTTTGTATGTATGCTCACTGAAAGGTAAGAAGGATATTCCTGATACTTCATCAAAATTTTTAAATACCCATGCACCTACATCCATCCACTCTTCTTCTTTAACAGAAACAGTAACAGAAGGTTTATGCTCACACCAATGTCTTTGAAACATTAACCAATAATCTAACTGTTCTATTGCAGTCATAGCAGTTCTAGTTATAGCACCTGTTGGTGATTTCATAGGAAAGCTAAAGACTGATACACTATCAGGCTTAGTGATGTCAGGTTCTATAGGTATACCAGATTCTTTCATAAACTGTGTGAGTGGGTCTTTATTGTCTCCACGTACAGTTCTAATGTAATAGTCACTATGTCTAGCATGAATACCTGATGCACTATCTACTAATTGAGATACAGTTCCTGATGGTTTGATACAAGTTATAGCAGTGGATTGTGGTATGCCTAAATCTTGTGCAATTTTCTTATTAGTTTCTATAGCTACTTCTTTTAATTCTAATAATATTCTTTGTATAGATTCTTTTGTACCATTATTAAGAAGATAACAATCTAGTATGCCTGTAAGAGAAACACCCAATAGTCTTTCTTCTTCAGTATTTTCTTTCCACACTTTTCTAAGGTATTTAAAATCTGTAAGTGTAGATTGAAATGTGCCAAGTATCGTAGATAACCTAACCTTTTCTTTTAATGAATCTAAATGATCTGCTTCTCTACATACAACCTCTGTAAGGTTACAGAATTGATATGGTCTAAGAATAATTTCACTACAAGGATTACACCCAAAAGCATAATCAGAATCTCTTCTACCATTTTCTTCTACTTTCTTTTTGGCAGACTTACGATTAAATATACCACGTTCTCCTGACTTAGATTCATACAAAGCTAACCACTCTCTCATGAATGTACCCATATCAGGTTTACCTTTATATGCTACAGAGTTATTAGCCAAGGCTCTATGTCCTTCATTCTCCCACCATGATCCTGATTTTGCGTGTCTCATCTGATCATCATTAAGATTAGATAAACTAATTAATGCAGAACGTCTAACTCCACCAACGACTACAACTTCTCCTATCTTACACATTATATCATGGCACTCAATAGGATATAATCTTCTACCTGATGCTTTTTTAAATGTTGCTATGCAAAAGTTGTATAGATCAACTAAAGGTTGAGGTCCTGATGCTCTACCACCAAAAGTTTTAAGTCTAGCACCTGCAGGTCTAATCTGCGATACGTCAAGAGATGGTATCTGCCCTACATATAACATAGCTATCAACTCACGCAAAGCTCTTGCCCATCCGGGTCTGCTATCTGCAACTGTAATAGTTGTTGTGCTATCTTCAAAATGTTCATTAACTACAGGTAGCTTATCAACATTCTCTCTTTCAACAGAGAACCCAACACCTGTGCCACACATAAGTATATACATACATTCATCAAATGAACGTGGACTATCTACAGGTATGTAACTACAGTTATATCCTGCCACATGACATCTGTCTAGTGCTACACCTGCAGTCATTAATGCTCTCATACTAGGCATAATGCCCAATGAAACTATGCTATTGACTAATTTTTCTTTTAGTGCTTTTGTTAAGGTATAGCCATGCTTCTCTTTTAAATGATTAGCCATATAATCAAAATATCTGTCCACAGTTTCTAGCCAAGTTTCTCTTCTTTGCTCATCATCTTTCCATCTAGCATATCTAGAAAGAGCAATAAAATTTTGATAGTCGGTAGGTAAGTAATTATTCATATTTATTCTCCTGTATAGTTTTAATACTTTTTATTTTAACACCATCAATATCATATAAAAATTCAGTCAAGCTATTTTCTATTTCTTGCCCTGCATCTTCGTCTGCAGGTAAATGATAATCTTCTTTATCAACGTCTAAAGAAATAGTTATTTTAACTTTTATCGTCATCTTCTACAACATCTATTAACTCATTGAGATACCATTGTGCTTTCTTTAAATCTTCTACACCATTTTTGTACCTGTATCTCCATAGGTACTTCATTATATTACCTTGTAGATAATACTCAAAACCATTGTCTGTCATAGCCTTGATAGCTTCAATAGTCTCTATACCTGCTTTATTATAATGTGGTGGACTATTAACCATATCCATAGTTTGCTTGTGGTCTGATTGTTCTTGTGCTTGTTTTTTTACACCTGACAAATATTTAGGTTGTTCTTTTCTTATCATATCTCCTACCTCTCTAAATTTTTTTCTTAATGCTTCTCTATACATTCCCATTGTATCGTTCCTTTTTAAAGTCTACATGAATTACATTATCTTTATTTTCAGGGTATGTAAACCTTTTATTTTGTTCTTCCAAGCACATTTCTAATTTACCTAGCAATCCTTTTTCTTTTTCCATCAAAGGCAAAGAGGAAGCCACTAATTGTCCAAGATGCATTAAATCATGTTGTGATCTTTTGTCAAGAGGATTGTCTTTATCCATTATAATATTAACTTCAACCTCTCCTGTCCAAGATTCTTCATCTTCAAACACTCTTGGTGTTATCTCTATGTAAACTGCTTTTGGGTTTAGGGTTCTTCCGTTTGTCATTTTTTTCTCCTTTTATTATTTGAATATTTTATAAATTTAGAATGTTTATTCTTACCTTTTTCTTTTAACCAATCTTCAGGTATTATTCTGTCGTAATATCTAAAACCATGTTTTAAGCACCACATAGCATAACTTGTTTTTGATCCTTTGTATATCTTAACTTTACTATTAGTAAATACAAATCGTATATCTAACTTAGGATGTTGTTTCTTTATTGCAAGATGTTTTCTTCTGTCTGAGGTTATAAACCTACCTTTTGTTTCTATAATTATTCCGTTGTCTAATATAAAGTCAGGGGTATAGGTGCGATAAGTTAAATCTTCCCATTCTATTTTGATCGCTTCATATGCGTACCCATATTTAAGATCATCTAGATAGAGAGATACCTTATGTTCTATGCCACTCCTATACCCATGCTTCAAAGCATCACGATATGCTTTATGAGGAGACATTTACAGAAAAGTTCTCCAACCTGTAAACGGACTCCATTCTTTATAAGAAGAACTAGTATTATAGGTATAACCTAATGCTTTTAGCTCTTCTTTTACTGCTTCGTCTGCCATCCTCTTGGCTTCCATAGCATCTTTTAAACCTTTCGTTTTCATCTCACGATAGGCAGTTTTAGCTTCAGCTAACTCTTTTTCCATATTTTCAATATTAGCTTTTAGCTCATCTAGTTTTTTAGTGTCAGACATTCTCAAGCTCCTTATTAATAGACACATATGAAACCATTTTAGGAAACTGTGCTTTAGACATAACTGATGGTTTTTCTTGTAGACCTTCCCAACAAGCATACTTAAAGTCACAAAAAGAACAAGTTGTTCCTAGTATTTTATTTCCTGTAGGTTTCCCTCTAAACATTTCGTCTTCAGGTTCAAAACATCTTTCAAACTTATTAGACTCATGTTTTTTTACAGTCTGTTCTAATTTAATTACTTCTTTGTCAATGTCAAGTCCTGAAGCCAAAACATATTTAAATTTACCATTGGCTTTATTGACTACCCACCAACCACCTGCTTTCTTTTTTAATGCTTTTGCATATCCTGCAAGTTGTCCTATGTAGCCAAATGAATCCCCACTGCTAAGTGCATCATAGGATTCAAATTTATTTCTGTATGACCAATCTGATGCAGACTTAACATCATCTACAACATCATCAATCACAAGATCGTATGTACCACTAACTTTAGTTTTACTAATATCTAGATATACTTTACTAGAATCTGTAAACTTTATACCTGCTTCTCTTAACAATCCTTTAAATATAGCTTCAACTATATCTCCTATCATCATATTCATAATAAAGTTAGATGGTTTAGATGTTGCAGTATCAGGTTTATTTTTTAAAAACCAAAGTTGGCAAGTAGGTCTGCCTAGATTAGACATTCTGAGAGAAAACTTATCGTTTTTAGTTTTGCTCCCAAATTGTCTTTGCAATGCTTCTTTTATATCATCACATATCTTACCTATAGTCTCATCGGACATAGATGATTTTCCATTAGAAGCATCTTCCATATATTGATGTAGTGCTAGTTCTACTCTATGCGTCATCAGTATCTACATCAATAAACTCTTCCACTACATCTTTGTCTTCATCAGACACAGACTTATTTCTAGCATTAGCTTTCTCTTCCCATTCTTTGTAGATATAATCATTATAGTTTTTAATCCAATCAAGAAAATGAGTAAAAGTCTCATTGTCTTTTGGTAACAATGATATTGATTTAGAAAAGTCTATAGAAGTCTCAGGTGTATAAAAACAAGAACCATTTGGTAATGGATTCTCAGTTAGCTTAGTTAACTGCACATGATGTTGCAATGGAAGTCTTTCTCTCTTAGCAAAAAGATTAAAAGCATCGCCCACATTCTTATATGCAGTCTTATTATCTATCTCCCAAATAAATGGAACTTCCTCTAAAGTTTGAGAAACACCACTCTGATCTACAGGGTCAGTCATTTGAACTGTACCAAACACAACACGAACTCTTTTTATTTGACGTATTAAGTCTTGTGTGTCTGTAGGTAAAGACTTGAAATCTTCTATGAAACCTGTAGGTTTCCCACAGTTAAAACGACCTGTATTATCTTTAAGATCAATACTTAGTGAATCAGACATTATCGTTCTGTGAAACTCGCCTTTTGGTTCATTCTCTTTTGCATTAGGGAACGCAATATACCTTCTATACATATATCTTTGCATAAAAGGTCTGATGGTAGCACTAGTAGAATAGTAGTAAGATGAAGACTCTCCATTTATTACTTCAAGTCTGTATGTGCCACTAGGCACTACCTCTACATTTCTAGTTTTACCATTAACTTCTTCTTGACCCATAATAGGCGAATGCCATATTCTAAGTCTATTAAGATTATTTACTTTCTTAGATTCTCCACTTTTAGGTGTGGATAATCCCATTGCTTTTGCCATAGTGGCATAATTGTCAGTAGATATAGTTGTAAGTTCTGTCAATTTATTCTCCTTCATAAAGTTAGTAAGTTATATCATATATTTTATTTTGTGTCAAGCCAATTGTCTCCTATTTTTGATTCTAATAATAATGGTACATTGAAATCAATATTATACTGAGAATCTATAATACTCTTCATATTATTATTAATATCAGTTAAGATAAAATTAACTTGCTTTTCTTCGTCAGGATGTACATCAATAACTATTGAATCATGTACTGTATTTACAATACAAGACTTCATATGATCTAGTCTTGAATCTATCTCTAACAAAATGAGAGGAACTATGTCTGCAGTAGCAAAACTTTGCACAGGATAATTTTTTATCTGAGTAAAATTGGTTACTGATCCATTTGATCTTCTCTGAACATCAGGAAAAGAAAACTCTCTACCTGAAGGTATCTTTATTATATTCTTGGTTATAGCTTCTTTAGCCAATCGGGAGTGCCATAACCTGATCTCCTCGTACTTCTCTGTGAAGTGCTTGTAATATGTAGCTTGAGCAGCCGACCTGCCAAATCCTGTTGCTCCGTACAGGGGTGCAAACGTGTGTGCTTTCGCTTCTTGGCGAGAAGTCTCTTCCCCAGCATCAGTAATAATACGAGCAGTATAGTCATGCACATCAAATCCATCATTTATCTCCTTTATTGCTATTTTATCTTGCGACAGAAAAGCAGCAGTTCTAAACTCTAACTGTGCAAAATCTGCTTCTAATATCTTTCCATTCTTAAATCTAGAAACAAATACTTTCTTTACAGGAAATGTACCACCTCTAGGCATATTCTGCATATTAGGGTCTGCTCCACTAAATCTACCTGTCGCAGTTCTGTGTTGTAATAGTCTAACGTGTAACATACCATCAGACTTTGTATGACTCTTTATACCCTCTACAAAAGAGGATAAATATGTATCTAGAGCAGACAACCTTTGTATATCTGTTAAAAAGTTATATGCTACCATAGACTGTTTTCTTTTTGTCATGTGTTGTAATACATCTAGCATTTTTTTATTTACACTAAATCCATTTGCACTAATCCATTTATAATTAGGTGGATTAAATCTAAATCCTGCTACTTTTTTAGTAGGAGTAAAAACGTACCCAAGACTATTGCAAGTAGTACACTTGGGTAGTTTAGCATAAGGAGTTCCATCTTTCTTTACCTTTCTAATTCTACCTGTACCAAAACAGGTACTACATCTTTCTGCTACTGTTCTAAACATTATATCAGAGTTTAATTTAACTTTATTAAGTAAATCATCTTTACTCATGTAAGGTGTAAAATTATTTAACCACGTTGTTTTATCTTTAGGTTTTCTACTGTAGATTATCCACGATAGTTGTTCAGGACTATTTAAATTAATAGGAGTGTCTCCCATTATCTCTTTAACTTGCTTTTTTAATCTAAGCTCTATCTCTTGCTTCTCTTTTTCAAACTCTTCTTTTACACCATTAAGTGTATCAATATCGACCTTAAAACCTCTTCTGTATATCTTAGCTAAAGCTACACAAACTTTATTAGTAAATATAACTGTCTCCATTAGTCCTGCATCTTGCACAGAGTTAAGTCTTTTGTATTGAAGATCGCACAACTCTTGTGTTGCTTTTAAATCTGCACTTAGATATTCTGATAACTCATCTCTAGGTATCTCATCTACTCCAACACCTTTAGCAAAGTATTCTTTTAGAGTATCTTGTTTCTTAGTATTTAAATTATGTCTCTCTGCACAGGCTTCTAAAGATAAAGGTTTCTTTATACCTTTTTGTAATACGTACTCTGCTAACATTGTATCAAATACAACACCATCATACTTGAAACCTGACTCCCAAAGCCACATCAAGTCGTATGCAATGTTGTGACCAATTAGGATAGTAGTAGCATCTAATAACTCTTGTATGCCTACCACAGATTCTCCATCTCTGTCCATATTATACAGATACTCAACACCTTTATCTGTTCTGCAACCTACCATAACTAACTTGTTATCTGCTTCAAAAGGATCAAGATGCATCTTACCATCTCGCTTTGTAACTGTATTCTCTACATCAATTGTTAATTTCATTTAACGTCTCCTTATGGTTCTCTAAATATATTATAGCTCTTTTTATAATGTCAACATTGTCATTAAAGTTACCCAATGCTCTATTACACTTATGGCAGAGCCAACCTCTAAATTTATTACTAATATGGCAATGATCTAAAACCCAAGCAGTTCTGTTTTGTGAATCTCCTACCTCTTTAGAATTACCTAGACAGATAGGACAGATATAACTTTCTTCGTGTGGCATACCATGTACTTTTCTAATTTCTTCTCTAGACCTAGCTATATCTCTCATACATTTTTTGCACTCAGGTCTTAGATAAGTTCCACCATGACATGATGAAAAAGCATTTAATGGTAAATCAAGAGAGCACTTGCTACACTTTTTAGTTTCGCCATCTATATGACTTGGTTCTATTTCAAATAGTTCTTGTTGTGTCATGGTTCGTATCTTCCAATCTTGTAGTTTAATGTACAATGTCTTGTGCCATGCCATCCTGTAAGTTTATTCTTTACCACATTTAAGTGTCTTTGTAAATCCTCTTTATCAGGATCATCATCTTGCTTTGGTGGATTCTTTGCAATCAAGATCATCAAATCTGCTTCTGCTGCTTTACCTGTACGACTGCCCTCCATCATAGATTGGTTAAGTAATACTTTACCCTCTGCATCTGCAGATAACTGCGACATATAAAATATAGCACAATTATATTGTTTAGCAATCATACGAGCATGGATAGCATTTGCTTTGAGTGCTTCATCTTGTCTAGCAAATCCTTGTGTACGAGCAAACTTGTCTCCCATATCTAAAACTACAATATCAGGACTGTATGATTTACACACACTTTCCACCCAAGACATATCTCTACCTGTGGCATCTTTAATCTTTATTAAATCTTTTACAGGTTGATATAAGTCTCTTGCTTTTGTAGGCTCTCTCTTTATCTCTTGCATAGTCATACCTGTAGACGCAGTAAGATATCTAGCACCTACTCTGTGACTACCCTCTTCATTACACAAGACAATACAATTAGCACCTTGCTTTGCAAAACCATCAGGTGATGCAATAATACTAGCATGAAAAGAAGTCTTGCCTGTATTTGGTCTAGCACCCACTTCAATTAAGTGTCCTGCATTGATGCCACTAATATGTCTAGTTAAAGATGGTAAATTAAAATGCCACCTTGCTTCAAGATCATTCTTCTGAAGTAAAGTCTCTATATCCATATCATCCCAATCTACATTAAGATCAGGAGTAAAATCATCTTTGTGTTGTTCTAATAGAACACGTAATGGCTCTAAACTTGATTGTGTGCCATTGACATATTCAAAACCTAGATTAGCTACATCCTCTCCTACAACTCTTTGAAACAACTTTGACAATACTTCTTGTGCTATATCTTTTCCTAATGGTTGCTCTTTCTTAATATCATTAAAAAGTATTGAATATGCTTGTTTCTGTGCAGTTGTTAGATTAGGATTGCTTGACATGAATAATGCTTCTATCTCATCAGGACTGATATCTCTGTTGTATCTGTCCATAGCATAATCAATAGCTTTCTTAACCTTGCCTATATCTTTACTAAAAAGTCTATCAGGACATTTAGCACCTCTATGCTCATCATAGAAGCCTTTGTCCATCAAACTTCTAACTAACGCTACTTCCATATTGCTTTCTCCTTTGGGGTTAAAGAATATAAGTTCATTATATCCTCTTCGTTGAAGTATTTTAAATCGTCTTTTAACTTTAAGACTTTTACATTATCTACGTGTGGTCGTAATTCTCTAGCGAATAGCATTGTTTTAGGGATAGCATCAGGGTCTAGAGCAATTATAGCAGTCGAGAATTGTGATAAGTATTGCTTATGGAGTTCCGATAATGATGTTCCCAACACTGCTACCCCTACGTAGACATCACTACCTATTACGGAGGCACTTATACAATCCTCGACCACAACTGCCACTTTACCACAACCAAAAGTAAAGGGCAATCCTGTATTACCATATCTTTTCCATTTAGGTAATCTCATTCCTAGTGATCTTCCCACACCATCTACTATGATACCATTTTGGTGTATAGGAAAGACAACTCTATGTTCTTTTACATCGTAATGTAAATGTATTTTATTTGTATCTATTCCATATTCATAGACAAATCTTTTAATCTCATGTCTGTCAACTGAGTAAACTACATGATCAGGTAAATCCATTCCCAAGTTGGGAACAGATGATTCTGCTTCTTTTTTGTGCATCTTTTTTTGTATGTCCTCTATTGAAATTCTAGTTTTATTTTTTCCTGACACATTACAAGATGCTTTATAGCAATTATATAATAATGCACCCATAGAATTAGTAACAGTAAATGTTTTATGTCCATTACATATAGGACAATCCATTCTTACTGTTTCATCAATAGGTATATTTAATTCTTGTATATATGTATATATATCTGCGGGCATAGACAATATCCTTTTACCATACTTTTATTTACTTGTCAAATTTTTACGCATATCCAATGCTAAACTTGCACTTGTTAGTGTGTGCTTCATGTATGGTTTAACACTTTGAGGGTTTGCATGACCTGTTACTGACATAATATTTGCCATAGATACTCCTGCGTCAACCATTTCTGTAGTTCCTGTTCTTCTGAGATCACTCAATCGTAGCTCATTAGAGAGTCCTGCAGAGGTCATAACCTTTCTTGCTAGTAGAGGTAGCTTATATAGTGAATAAGGCTCGTAGACCCCCTTATATGGCTTTGTACGAGGTGCTACGTACTGTTGAAACCCAAAATCTTCTTTCTGTTGTGTCAACATCTCTGTTAAATCATCTGATATGGGTAAAAATACCTCTGCTCTTCGTTTAGATTGCTCTATGTGCATAGTTTTTTTATCTAAATCTAGGTTTTCCCACTTTAACAATCGCATATCACCTAACCTTTGACACCATTCATATGCCATTTGTGCTATCAAGCCAATATTTCTTGTTTTAAAGTTAGAATAAGCTAAATCTAGAAACTTTTGTATGTCATCTTTAGTCCAAACAACTTTTCTTTGTTTAGTTACTTGTCTTTTAACACTACGAAATGGATTATTCTCTATGTATTCCATATCAATGGCATAGTTAAATAATATCTTTGCTACAGATAAAACATGATTGGCTAACGATACTCCTCTGTCGCACCACTCTCTGTAAACTACTTTACACATTTTAGTAGTGATCTTTTGCAACTGATAATTACCTAATTTACTAGATTGTAGGTCACTATCCATGACTATACGAGAAAAATATACGTATTGTTTTTTAGTCTCTTCTTTTATGTGTTTAAATTCGTAAGAACCATAATATTCCATTACTAAATCTTTTAATTTCATGCTATCTCCTTAAACCATTTTGGTCGTTGGCTATAGTTGTATCTAGCAAACCTAATTTTGTCAACAATATAAAATTTACGATAGGCTTCAATAGGCATGAACTCATCAGTCTTCAAGTTATCATGCCCACTAAAACATTGTGGATGTGCAGTCATCTTACCATCAGGTAAATACATTCGACCATCCCACAAGGATGCAAAATGTTTAGTCGCACCATGATACTTGTTGTATCGTGCAGTATATTCTTTTAACATACAACCTAACAAACAGAATGCAAAAGTATAATTACTTTTGTTTTCCATTGCCCATAATGTGCATGGATGCTTTTGATGTACAGGTTTGTACAAATCTTTTTCTTCTGCAAAGCTAGGTGCATGATGCCATAGCACAGTACACAACATCTGTGTTTCTTCTAGTGGCATCTTAACTATGTGTTGGTCACACAAAGATGATGCAATCTTGCTTGGTGTATCTTCTATAATAAATCTATTCATATGTATATCTCCTACAATTCTTGTGTCCAATAATTATATAAATCATTGATTGTTTTATCGTCTGCGTTTTTAATCCACTTCCAAGAATTGTTTGCCAACTTTTCTTGTTCAACAATAAATTTAATTTTATCTTCTTTTGTTATCATAATCCTACTCCCATAAATCCTAGTATGAATGCCATGCAACACATACCTAATATAAACCATATTAATTGATCGTTATTCATGTTCTCCTCCTTTATCATTGTTATCTAACTCAAACCTTTTGCCATTGTAATATATAGCACGACTACGACTAGGTGTATGATACCCCTTTTGTAGAAAGAAACTAGGCTTTCTCTTCGCAGTCTCAAACGTAGCTACAGTTAAAACAATAGCAGCCAATATAAATACGTGGGCAATCGCAGTTATCCCAAACATCCACATACTACCAAAGTACATAGAGAATGCAATGCACCACATCCATGCTAACACTTGCATAATCATATGCCTAGTATTTAGGTCAGGTATATGTCGCAAGGGATTGCGTTCATAGTTCATGACAGATTGCCATGTATCGTGTATTAATTTAATCATTTTCTGTTCCATCCTTTATTTTAGTTCTACAAACATTTGTGCCTAGCATATCAAACATGGTACAACCATAGTCGTAACCTTGATTGTAATAGTGATGTGATTTTTTTTCATCTCGTTCTCCATGAAGTAAACCATCTGCTACACCATCTTTAAACTCATTTATTTTTCTTTGTATGTAATTATAGTTTCTTTCACTTGTTGATGATTCACTAGTTGTGTGACTAGTTGATAATTGGTCTCGTTCTACACTCATGATGTATTCTCCTTTCCATAAATAACTTCTTCAAAGTGTCTGATAAGCATATCTAAACTTTCACAAGCACCTTTATATTCT